CTGCGGCTTGCCACTGGCCGGACATCAGAGCGGTCTTGATCGCATCGAACACCGGCAGCACAATCGATTTGAGCTCGTTGAACTTGGCGACCAGATAGCCGACCATCTCTCCCCCCACTCCGGAGAAGTACAGGAACGCGCCGGCGGCGGCGGTGACTCCGACGACCACCAGACCGATCGGAGAAACCATGGCGGTGATCAGTCCGACGATCAGGCCGAATACCGTGGCAATCGCTCCACCGATCGCAGCCAGGCCGGTCATGGCCACCGAGGCGACGGCCGCAGCTCCACCGAGGGCGAATAGGCCAGCCAGCAAGCCAGCTCCGACCGCAGTCCATTTGGCGATCGTTACGATTAGCTCTTGGTTCTCGCCGATGAACTTGCTCACGTTCGAGACCACACTGATGATCCGTTCGCCGACTGCGGTAAGCAGCGGCGCGAGGGCCGAACCGATTCTGGTCTGTAGGCCACCGATCACGCCGAGCAGCCTGTCGAACACATCGCCGAGCTTAGCGGCGGCGGCAGCATCCTCGCCGGACATGGTTTGACCAAGATCTTGGGCATCCTGTTGGAGCTTGCGAATTTCCTCGGCCCCTCCGGAAAGCATGGGGACCAGGTCAGCACCCGCTTTGCCGAAGTACTCCATGGCGGCAGCACTTTTCAACGCTGGATCCTGGATCAATGACAGCTTGTCGGCGATCGCGATAAACTGCTCATCAGGGGACATCTTCTGCAGATCGGCGACACTCAAGCCCAGAGCGGTGAATTTATCAGCAGCACCAGGCACGCCGGCTGCTGCATCGGCGATACCCATTTGCATCTTGCGGACACCCTTTTCAAGCGTTCCGATGTCGGTGCCAGAGAGCTTGGCCGCATAGCCGAGCGAGGACACCGCTTCGGCACTCATGCCGGTTCTCTGGGCCATGTCGTCGACCGCACCGCCAGCGTCGGCGAAATTCTTGGCCAGTGCGACCAAGCCAGTCACAGCGACCGAGCCAGCGATCGCAGCGGGAAGGCTGAGAACGCTCTTGGAAAACCCACCCAAGGCACCTTGGGCCGATGCGAATCCTTTGCCGATTCCGGTGCCCATGGTTGTGGCGACGCCTTTGAGCCGAGCCATCGCAGCTTGGACTTGGGCCATTCCTTTATCGAACGAGCCCTGTTTGGTCGCGATCTCGACGTAAGCTTGACCGGCCTTGATGTTACTCGCCATGTGTTACCTCACCGCTGCGATCGAGTTCTTGAACAGCTCGGGGAAATTGGGGGCTTCGGCCTCGAGCGCAGGACGCATGAAGGGCCGCTTGGGGTACCGAGCTCGGCGACGGCGAGTTTCAAATCGATACCCAGGCCGCTCGTCATACCTCCGACGGCCATCGACCCGTCGCCAGTTGGCAGGCTCGCCCTCTCCCTCGATCGAGGCGTATCGGTACTCGCGAATGATCGCAGTCTCGCCCCGTTCATGGAGACCGGCCACGGTGCTCGTGACCGACTCGATCGTGAAGTTGACTTGGTTCAGTTGCACTGGGCCGACGATTGTCGATTCGCTTTGGGGCTGGTATGCGAACAGGATCGTCTTGAGCGAGTGCGTGTTGGGCGAGTGAGCCGAAGGTGGAGAGCCAGGTGCCGAAGCAGACTTTCGGCGACGCATCGACGAGCGAGCTCGCTTGCGCACAAACGCACCGGCCTTGGACAAGACTTTGCGTTTGGCTTTTTTTAGCGAGGCAATCACCTTGGGGCGATCGAAGAAAGCTTCGCGGACTTTGAACGTCACATTCATGGCGTGAATTTCTCCACAGCGACGAACGGGTCATCGTAGTACACTCGAGTCAGCTCGACGCCGGCAGCATTGTGGACAGCCACCGAGTACCGGTACTCTCCAGGCACCAGTCCGCCCGAGGTCGCTTTGGGCATCTCGCAAGTGAGCGACCATTTCCCCGATCCGATGTCCGCAGCGGTGCCAGTGACAGCGAATAGGTTGGTCCCGTTCTTGCCACCGAAGTGGACCGTGACAGCACCGGCCGACATGCCAGGGATCGCGGAGATCGTCCAGACGAATGCGGTACCATGGGCCGACAGGTAATCATCGCCGATGACGATCTGGTCGATTGTGCCCTTGGCGGTGACCGGACCAGCATACGAGACCTTGCCAGCGGTGATCGTGTTGGTTTTGGCCGCGATCACATTTTCGAGCGACAGGTAGCGAGAATGCTCGACTGGAATCACTTGGACGCCAGAAGTTGCGGACTCAGGGAAGAAGTCTGCGGTAATGCCATTGGTCTCGCCCGCGGTGACATCAAACAGGTAGTAGCCGTCCTCCATCTCGGTCGGATTGGTATCGGCCAGGGCAGCACGAGCACCGCCGTCGAGCGAAACTCGGCAGGTGATCTGCGCAGCACCGCCAGTAACCGGAGCGTTGTTCGTCCGGTCAAACGCGAATACTTTCAGCGTGCCTGCGGTGTTGCGGTACATAGTTGGGATTCCTATTGGGTCGTCAATGGGCCAATTGGCTTAGATTAGGTCAGCGTCAGAACACCGTTGGCCTGGTCAAAGTCCACCGTGAGCGTTTCACCGGAGGCCAGCGTAATGCTCGATCCGTAGTCGAACCAACCAATGAGCGGGTCGCCTGCGGCAGTGTCGTTGTAGAGGACGACATAGCGAAACGGACCCACCGAACCACCCGTGGCAGTCAGCACCAGGTCAGCACAAGTGAGCTTGTAGACTCCACCCGTCTGGGCGCTCGATGATGTCGTGACATTGCGAGCACTGAGGTTGGTGTACGTGATCTCGGTAAGGTCAGCCAGGACCGAGTTTCCAGCGACCGGTGCGGTGTTGGTCAGAGCGATCCGCAGTTGGTTCGATCCGAGGTTATGGACACCCTCGGCGACATTTTCGGCGAATGCGTTGAACTTGTTAAAAGTAGCCATCTATCGAGATCCTCCGAGCAAAAACAGGTAGTAGTAGGGAGCAGCACCACCGGTGCCAGGTGTGCCAGTTTGAAGATTAACGGGACTTGCGACCAGGACGTATTGCCCCGTCCCAGCCTCCAGGACTCGACTGCGCAGGAATCCTGCATCGAGACCACTGGCCAAATAAGCGGCGGTGTCCGCAGAGATCCGGCGGCTAGCGAGGAACCCAGCGGCATTTCCGTCGAGTGTGTAGGCCGCAGCTCCTGCGTCGAGCAGTCTGCCGAGTAGCGTTGCTGCATCGGTGCCAGAGTAGGCGTAGGACCCCTGGTCCGCATTGAGCAACCGCGATGTGAGCAGCGGAGTCGTTTGGCCCGACAGCAAAAGGCTACCGGTGTCCGCTGGTAACACTCGGCCGTACAGCAGCGGGATCGGTTGGCCGGAGAGAACGTAAGAACCAGATTCTGCGAGGATCGAAAAAGCAGCGGCTAATTGTGCGTAATAAGATCGTCGTCTCGGTGGTTGCATGAGCATGCCACCGCCCCGACCTTGCTCGTAGAGAAAACGGACTTCGTTGGGGGTTGAAGCTGCGTTAAACATGCAAAAATCATCTGCTAAGCCATTCAGATAACTCGCTGTAGCTATCCGCCCACCGATCGCAAAATCGAACATTGTCGAAAAGTTCGCTGCACTTGTTCCAGTCGTGGTCCCTTGCAAGGAGCCGTCTAAATACGCTGCAATTGTGTTGCTGCCATTGAATGTTAAAGCGATGTGCTGCCATCGGTCCAGAGACAAGCCTGTTAAAGTTCGATCAAAGCCCCAAACACCGATCGTCGCTGTCGTCGCGGTAAAATTGAAACAGTAGAAACCATTTTCGCAAAAGTAAGCAGCACCACCAGACGCGCGACGGTAAACCCAAATTGACCAAGTCCCTGCAAAGCCAGTCGGCCCGACTCGCAGTGAAGCTGGCATACGCACAAAATTGTTCGTTCCGTTGAAATTTATTGCCAGCTTGTCAGGACTTGCAACATACGCATTATTGCTGTTGTTCGCAAAGTTGGTCAGCACGCCGTGATTCCCGAAACCACTTGTGTCCGGCAGTTGCAACCCGGTCGCACCAGAAAAAGACGGACACCACCGACCGACGATTCGGCTTTGCAGACTTTCCCATTCCGGCCCGTAGTATGCGAGCATTAGGTGATGGTCTCTCCCTTGTCGACGATGGCCAGCAACTGCACGACGTAGGGGATGGACGAGTAGTTGACGAAGCGACACTCGTAAATGTCACCGCCAGGGATCCACACTCGGCGGACATCGGCGAGGTTGGTCACCGAGTTGGTATTGAGATTGAGCACGCGGTGATTTCGCTCGAGCGTCCAGGATGTTGTCGCACCTGAAGCGATGCGGTTCCACTGGATCAGCGTTCCCCCAGAGTTAAAAATGCAGACGGTGTCGCCGATAGCAAAGTTAGTCGAGGCTATAGCGATTGTATTTTGCGAAAGGGACACATCAGCAGTGAGTGCCCCAAGCAAAGCGGCAGTCGTTGGGCCTTGGCCGACCATGTCGAAAATCGTCGTGGGTACAATGTCGCTGTTGTTGTCCGTCGGTCTGATCGCGAAGTATCCGGCGCGGGTCGGGGTGCCAGCGCTTCCACGGCCCATAAAACCGACGACCCAAGCCCCTGGCACGTTTTTCAAATCGAGCGTCGTCGAGGCGACGACAATGTTTCCCGTTGCCACGATTTGAGGCGTGATGAGCGTGGTGTAGTCGGGCGTGGTTTTTGTGACCAGGGAAGGCATTACTTAGATTTCCTCGCTAGCTAGAAGCTCGATGTCTCGTCCTGTGATTGTGTCGGGCTGCTGGCCAGCGGCTAGCAGCGGAGCAGCTTGCTGCGGTGTGAGTCCCAGTCCCTGCGGTTGCGGTGCTGTCAGAGCAGCACGAATGCTCGGGTCGCCAAAGTCTGGCCGGGCATCCTCGGCGGCTTCGCGGGTCATGAACGAGACCATGAGCCCGATTATCGGATTGACGTAAGCGACCGTTTGCAGCGCGGCAATGACCTCTCCGCCCATGGGCAGATTGTCGCGATAGACAGCGATGATCCCCATGAAGGACAGCGGCAGTGGTCGCGGGACTCGCGGCGCGATCTCGCAACACCGAATTGCGCAGTCCCCGTACCGGCCCTCGGCCAGAGCTGCGGCAGCTTGCTGGTCGGCGGCAATCAATTGTCGAAGGGTCGGTTGGTCAATTTGCATCGGTTTTTGGTAGCGTCACATAGTGGACCGGGAGCCCGTCTCGCAAATTGTGCAGCTCGGCGCGGCTAATGCTCGGCGGAGGACTGTTGGTGCGGTACGGATGAAAATCAGTGCGTCTGTATGGTCTCGCTCGCTTCGGACTGTGGATGTTGGCTAACAGGGTCATCAGGTCACTGGTGCGATCCCAGCGGTCTTTGTTGACCTCGTCGGCCATCCACATCAGCTCTCGCAGTGTGTAGGGCCCTGGCTCGATCCCGATGCGGGCTGCTAGTCGGAGGATGGTTGGCCAGTACTCGGCGCGATCTTCTGCATCGCTTTTTCGATCATCTGATCCAGACTCGTCAGTTGCTCCTGGATCCCCTTCTCCAGCAGCCCCTTGTCCATCGCATTCGTGATCCGAAGTGCCGTCTGGGTCTGGAGTGCCTTTCCTGCCTCGAGGATTCGCCGAGCTGTGGCCCGGCGATTGGACTCCGGGAGGAATTCCACCAGTGCCTCCTCAAAGGCGGTAACAGCCTGGCCGAGAGCATCGCCAGCGAGCGAACGTCCGAAGGACTCCGGAGTGACTCCGTGCTTTTCCGCGACGGGTCGGCAGATCTCATAGATCACATCGATCGTCAACACGATGTCGGAAGTGAGCCGGTCGATCGTTTCGGGAGAGGCCAGGGCGGTGGCAAGGTCGATCGAGTATGCGGAGCGGACACGACGGATTGCGTCGACGTCGATGCGAAGATTCCAGGTCCTGGATTCGCAATCCATAAACTGTGGCATGGTCGAGTTGCCTTTGTTGGGATTGAGTTGAGGTTTTATCGGACAAAACGGATCGCT